GTGTCTGCTAAATCTTTCTGACTGGTCAATAGATATACTTTGCCAGCGTTTGCCTGCGTGGTGCCTAATGCAACACCAGTGCCTGCGCCGTTTTGTTTATCTTGTTTTGATGCTACGATAATAAGTGGGGTTGTTCCGGGAGCAGCTGGAGTATAAAAACTTTCATCTATAACTGTAACTGCTACGCCTGGTGATTCCAATTGGGCCATTTGTTGATCTCCTTGAGTCCTTGTTCTAATAGTATTTAGTGGATTTGATTAAAATACCAAGGTTAAATACATATAGAAAAGGGCAAGAAAAGGGCAGGTATGAGAAGTCTATGCAAAAAATGTGGTCTAAGACCAGCGGCTATAAATTATTATAAAGCAAAAAAACCTTACTATAGGTCTAAATGCGATCATTGTGCTAGAGGTCTAAGCACTGGACTACCTAAGTGGTATACCAGTGGCTACCGGCAAAAGGACACTTGTGAAAAATGTGGATTTAGATCTAAGTACAAGGAACAGTTTAATGTGTTCCACATCGACGGAGATCTAGATAATTGTCGTCCTGCAAATCTTAAGACGGTATGTGCCAACTGCCAGAGAGTGCTCCATAAAGAAGGGAGTCGTTGGACACAGGGCGATCTGGTACCAGATTTATAACTTGATTATATAAGTCGTCAATGGTGCTGTTATTATCTAAGACTTTGTCAAAGTCAGTGCCAACCCATGCTGTTTCGCTGGCATGAATACCTAGCTTTTCAAGTCTACCACGACTAGTGACCCAAGAGTAATTACCATTTTCTCCACGATTTGCATTGACAGCATCTTCATACCATTCAGGCTCTGGACCTCGAACAACACGAACAACAATGCCGCCAGCGTCTTTGATTGATTTGATTTCGTTGGGGAAACGACAGTCTGATATAACTATATCGTCCTTGCTGGTGCGTAGTTTGTTTTCTAAACTTGCAATCCAGATATCATCATGGAATGCTCTGCGACAAACTTCTGTGCCCCAGTATTGTAGCACCCAACGTGGTGTTAGGTTAGGCATGTTCAAGCGTTCTGCCCACCACGGATCTACTTGTTCGCGCCATTCACGGGCTTGTTTTGTGCGCCCCTCTAGCATGGTTCTGTCCCAACCAAATACTTGAGCTATTGCATCTTTAAGACTGTTGGCAAAACTTTCTCTTCTAAATCCATGAAAATTAGTAAGATAATCAGCCACTGTGTCTTTTCCCGCCCCGATAAAACCGCACACGCCTATGATCATAAAACACCTCGTATAGTGTATTATATAACAAAAAGATTACAGAGTCAATATTTTCTTTAACCAATTACAAAAGTATAAGTGCCAGTATGCCCAGTAACATACATTTCGATTTCTTTTTCTAACTTTTCAATTTCTTCTTTGCCTGCGGACTTTAAGTCTGTGCCATTTAGACCACCTGCGCCACCTGGGCCAGCAATTTGAGCAAATTTGCCGCGAGCTTCGCCTAGTATGGTTTTACATATAGCCAGAGTGTAATCCTTGATCCACTGGCCTGCATATATGTCTCCAATAATAACCCAGTCTGGTTTATAATTTTGACCACGGATCATAATTTGCTCCCCTTCAGCAAAAGGGCGCTGTAGAATACGTAGAGTATGACTATGCTGTATCCATTGGAATTCGATAAACGAACCAAACATGCGTCCTACCATTTCTTGGTATTGAGCAAACATGTCATAGGTTGCAATACCTCCCATCATAGTGCTGTTTAGCAAGTAGGTGTTTGTGTAGGCCAAGTTAAAGGGTTCGAATAGTGTGCCGCCGCTGCCCATGCCACTTCTAGATCCGATTGCCCTACGATATAGACTCTGTACGTTGATGATTTCGTCAGGTAAACGATATTCGTTTTGATCTTTAATTAATTCTAAAAAGTAGTAGGCGTCTTCTACGGCTGCACTACTGCGCTGACGAAATCGTGATAGAGCACGTTTTAATGCTGTTTCATAATGTACGGGATCAAGTTCTACCTCGACCATACCGTCGCCTAGCATGGTTTTAACGTAGTTATATACTTCTTGTACCGCTTGATTTGCTGTAACCGTATCCATTGGAATTCCTCTCTTACAATAGTTATTTACCGATAAATATACTACTATGCCACGCTTAAGCCTATACAAACCCGAAAAGGGCAACGATTATAAGTTCATTGACCGCCAAGTTTCTGAGATGTTTCAGATTGGCGGAACTGAGCTTTACCTACACAAATATCTAGGAGTTAACACTGATGAGGGCAATGCTACCGCAGCAGAGCCGCATTATGACTCGCTATCACCTACTAATATACAAGATCTGCTGTTCTTAGAAAATAGGGATCGTAAATACGAACCAGAAATTTATCGAGTACGTGGTGTTTATAACGTACAAAATATTGATTTTAATCTAAGCCAATTTGGCCTGTTCATTGACAATGACACAGTTTTTCTAACTGTGCATATTAATGATTGGATTAAACTTGTAGGACGCAAACCTCTAAGCGGTGATGTATTAGAGTTTCCACATCTGCGTGATGAATTTGCCTTGAATGATTTTAGCATAGGCCTACCTCGTTACTATGCTATAGAAGATGTAGGACGGGCCAGTGAAGGCTTTTCAATAACATGGTGGCCACACTTATACAGATTAAAACTTAAAAAGATTATTGACGCTCAACAGTTTGCTGATATTCTTGATCAGAAAGCGTCCAATGCTGACGGTACAGAAAGCGATACTACTCTACGTGATTTATTAAGCACTAGAGGAAAAGAGTACGAAATTAATGATGCTATGATTGCTCAAGCAGAAGCAGATGCTCCGTTAAGTGGCTATGAAACACGTCAGTTATACACGCTGTCAGTAGATGAACAAGGTAATCCAATACTTAGAAGTGCCGACGAAGATGATATTGATGCTAGTAATGCCAACGAAGATGCCAGCGAAATTAACGGTAAACCATTACGCAAAGGTTACACTGGTTATCTAGTCAGCGATGGAAACGAACCCAACGGGTTTAACAACTTATTAAATCCATTTGGTCACGGTATACAATTTCCAGTGTCGGCTGCTAGAGATGATTTCTTTCTACGTACTGATTTTATGCCCAATAGACTGTTCCGTTTCAATGGTACTACTTGGATCAAGGTAGAAGATAATCTACGCATGACCATGACCAACAATGACCAACGTCAAACACAGAAAACTAGTTTCATCAACAATGCCAACATAACTGGAAAGAATCAAATTGGTCGAGACTATGTTACTGCGGTTGGTAATACTACAGCTATTCAAACTAGTGTGGCCTATGCCGCTGGAGTGATTGCCACTGCCTATATCAATGATACTAAAATCAGTGCTACAACTTCTTCGGGTCTAGGCGGTAATACTATTATCACTCTGAGTAAGACTGCGGCCGACGGTGATCAAATACAGTGGAAGTTGTTTGCCAGTTCAGTGCCAGAGCGACAGGCACTCAGTAAAGCAATTAAATATAAACCAGAGGCAGACGTATAATGATGCATTATTACGATGGGCAAATTAGACGATATATTCTACAAGTTACAAGATTTTTTAGTAATTTTTATGTTAAGTACGGTGATGGTACACTGGTGCGTGTACCTGTGATGTATGGTGATGCTGATCGTCAAGTGGCCAGCATTATCAAACAAAATTCAGAAAACAAGATCAACAGTGCTCCACGTATTGCTGTCAGTATCAGCGGACTAGCTTTAGAGAGAGATAGACTAGGTGACAGTACCTATGTTGGTAAACTGCATATTAGAGAACGTGACATTGTTGACGATGTCTATACCAATGAGCAAGGTGCAAACTATACAGTTGAACGCATCATGCCTACTCCCTACAAACTGTCTCTTAAAGTTGAGATATGGTCCACTAGTACTGATCAAAAGTTACAGATCATGGAGCAGATTCTGGTGTTGTTTAATCCCAGTGTTGAAATTCAGACCACTGACAACTATATTGATTGGACCAGTCTAAGTGTATTAAATTTAGATGATATTATATTTTCGTCAAGACAAATACCAGTGGGTGTAGACAGTCCCATTGACATTGCCACTGTTAACCTAACCACACCAATCTGGTTGAGTCCGCCGGTCAAAGTTCGCCAACTTGGTATTATTACTAAAATTATTACCAGTGTGTTGGATGGCGGCATTAATGATCCGGAAACTTATATTGAAGGGCTGGGTATTGATCCTGCCCTTAATGACTACGGTCCGCCAGCTGGTGCTGTATTGTCCAAGGTTAGAACTACAATATCAAGCTATGGTCTAATGGTATATGCAGGTGCGGCTAGATTACTAGGAGCACACGAGCCTGTGGTCATTGATGATCCATATGGCGTACCTAACAAAATTGGACCAGGAATCAATTGGAGACTATTGTTAAATCAATATCCTGGAAAATACATAGCTGATTATAGCAGTATTAGATTAATACAAGAAAACGGACATGAAGTGTTTGGCACGTTTGTGGTCAATCCTTTAGACGAAACATTGGTCAGTATAAACTGGGACAGTGATACATATCCAACTAATACTGCAATAAATGAATACAATGGTTACGTTAGTGTTAGAGTATCTAGCCCCGGAACATTTAATGCCATTATTAATCCTCAAACTAAAGGGCCCGGTGCTGGTTTACCAGTGCCAGTTGAAGGTGTACGATATCTTATTATTGAAAAAATTGGTGATCTCAGTAACGAAGACGGTCCTGATGCTTGGAAAAACAATGACAACAGTGATTTTGTTGCAGAAGAAAATGACATTATTGAATGGAGTGCTGGTGCATGGCACATAATATTTGCAGCAATAGAACATCCAGGAACAGAAGATCCTGTCTATCAAACTAATATATATACTGGTATACAGTACAAGTGGGATGGCTACTCTTGGACTAAGAGTTTTGAGGGCGAGTATAGAGAGGGTATGTGGATTCTAGAACTATAACTGATAAAATCATCTGTTCAGGTGCATTGTTCTATGCCAAGACAACTGGTAGATTTTTACTGGTGCAAAAAGCCAAGGGTAAACATCAAGGTACTTGGGGCCTAGTAGGCGGTACAACTCACGAAGGTGAAAATCCATGGCAGGGACTTCAACGAGAAATTGTTGAAGAAATTGGATTTAGTCCTTTAGTATTAAAAACAATACCACTTGAAACATTTGTCAGCAACGATCAAGTGTTTAATTTTCACACATATCTTTGTGTGATTGATCAAGAGTTTATACCTACACTCAGCAATGAACATATTGGTTGGTCGTGGACCACTGTAGATCATGCGCCAAAACCTCTCCATCAAGGTCTGCGTAATAGTTTTAGTAATCGTATTATTAGAACAAAACTACAGACAATATTTGATATAATTGATCTAATATAATTAAGAAAGTACCGCGCTGGGTAGGTACCAGTTGGTAGTATCAAAGGCAATAAATTCTAAAACTGTAGCAAATTCTATTTCTATAGCAGCATTAACACCGGTGCCTGAAATATTACCACCACTGTGGGGATAGATCCTAAGTGACAGTGATGCTGATCCGTTACGAATAAAGATGCTTAGACCAGCTTGAATAGGTGTGGGTAATATAACTCCTGCAGTACCATCAATGCCTGTGGTCACATTATTAATTTGAGCTGTAAGAGCGGTGGCTGTACCTTGTGTAGTACCGGCAGCTGCAACTGCGGTGCTGGAGCTGTGATAAATTAGGCCGGCAAATATAGCACGGCCAGAGGAGTCGATACGCATACGCTCTGTAGGGGTAGCTGAACCATCAGCACTGGTAGACATTGTAATTCGTGTAGGAATGTCTCCAGTTCCAGGAACGCCATCTACAAACCCTGAAATCCTTACCACCGATGTGTAACTTGTTCCATCAGCAGCGGCAAAATCCACCGAACCTAATTCATCTCCATTTTGAATAATTGTATTTGTACCGACTGAAGCTCCACGAGATTTAACTGTGATAAATCTGCCGGGATTTGCATTGTCACTAAATCTTGAAAGAACATAACCGGTTGCACCTGTTCCAGAAGTTTGCTGCTGCCAAGTAGCCGCGCCACTAACAGTGAGCGGGGAAGTAAGTCCAACCAGCACAATTCCGTTGGAGTCGACGGTGACTCGTGTAGTTCCGTTATTCTGTAGTGCTAAGATACCTGTGGTGTCAGCAGTGAACTTGAGTCCAGTTGACCCTGAGATTACACCATCATCTGCATTGATTGTTTGTGCCACTGGTTATTCCTTTGGATACTTATCTTTAATTGCTTGTATAGCTGCTCGCCATCCGTCATAGCCTTCGTGGTATAGTCGATCTAACTGATCGGCTATAGACGGATATTCCGCAAATCGTTGATCTTTATAAGCTTCAGGATCTACCCAAGCACTGACTAGGTCTTGATCAATGTCTACAGGATTACCTTCTTGATCTCGTGCATCCCACTCGCCGTAAATTGTACGAACCGTTGGATATAATTTATAAATTGCCTTATGTGGTATCATGCTGCAATCTCCTGGGCTGTAATAGTAGATGCATAGTAGCCAAAGTCAGCGTTAGTACCTGTTTGAGCTTGATAATTATAATACATAGTGCTGCCGTTACCAACTCGTATATACACTTGATATACCTGTGCTGCTGTGCTAGCAGGACTGTCCAAGTATTCAAAATACAAAGGTATATTTACATAGGTTACTGCGGCCGAAGCTGGTATATGTCCGCCCGACGCTCTAGTAGTACCACCAGTACCATTTTGAATAGCATTGGCGCCAGCAGCACCAATAATACCAGTAAGAATTGACCCGCCTCTATAAAGAGCAACAAACTGACCGTTCTGTGCTGAACCTGTGACATATAGATAACCACGTACTAGTACTTGACTGCTGGTATTTGAAGGTGTTATTGTAACACTTAGGCCGCTGACTGCCACGTAGGTAGTTGATGTTGTAGTTCCGAATGTAGTCAGCGTTGTACTTAAAGTTTGTATTACTGACCCAGTTTGATTTAATATCGGTCTACCTGAACTATTTTGAATGGTTGTTCCGGCGGTGGAGAGTTTTACATTTTGAGGGATTGTAAAATTTTGTGTAATTGTGTTGTCACCGGTGACCGAAATGCCCGATGTACCGTCTAAGATTAATGCCATATTTTAATTCCTATTAATAGTATATAACCACATAACCACTGCCGCCGAATGTGTTGGCTGGGGCAGTGGTAATTCCATTAATATGGCCGCCATAGGCATAAGGCATGCAACCTCTATAGGTATCTATACTTTTAGCAAGATCGTTATCAAAGGAGAATGCAGGAATTTGTCCTGCGCCTGTGAATGTTGCACCCATTAACACACTTGCTCCAACGAATCCACTGCCGCCTCCGGCACCTGCCATGGTATTTGATTCACTATAGCTGCCGCCGCCACCGCCCCAATATCCGCCACCACCACCACCACCGTAAGTGTTTCCGACACCACCTGCGCCACCAAATAATGCTCCGCCTGCACTGCCGCCAGTGCCGCCGACGCCGCCTGCGCTCTGTGTGCCGCCCTTGCCGCCAAACGCTGATTTAGCATCGTAGGGACTGCCGCCATCTTGGCCTGTTGATCCGCCACCTGCGCCACCTGAGTTTCCAAAACCCTGTCTACTTGCGCCGCCACCGCCTGCGCCACCAGCAATTAACAATGCAGCACCCTGTGAAGGAGTCACACTGTTAAATATTCCAGTATAGCCGCCGCCCGAGCTGGCCCATCGATTATCAGCAGTGCCATTCAGGCCACCACCACCACCATAGCCTAGAGTAGTACTGCTTGTATAGGTTGTCTGTCCTGCTGCGCCAACAACAATATAGTAGGTTGCACCCGGAGTTACTGGAATTATACCGTAGGAGTGGCCGCCGCCACCGCCAGGACTGCCAAACGACCATCCGCCAGTATTACCGCCGCCGGATCCAGCACCCCATAGTTTGGCAAATATGTAGTTTATACCAGCAGGAATGACTAATGTTTGCTGTGCGCCTGTGGCTGCATAGGTCACTCTAGTTTTACCCACAGGAGTGTATACGCCGGAACTTTCAGTAAATTGAAAACCTGCAATAGTACTAGTTTGCATGCCGTTGGTATCAATCTTTAACCGTTCTGTGTTAGCAGTGTAAAATTTTATCTGAGTACTATCAACATATAAAGATGTGCTGAGACCACTGCCTGTTTGTATGACCAATGTGCCTGTGGCATCAGCAATTAGTTGATATCCACTGGTTAGAGTTGTGCTGGTAATCAGTGTGGTCATAGAATAATATGTCTCTGTCCTGGAGTCACAGTCAGTGTAACTCCCGCTGCTAGAGTTAATGGGCCAACACTTAGTCCATTACTGCCGCCACTGATAGAAATATTACTGTCAATGTACTGTCCGGTGAGGAATACCCCGGCTCTCATGGCGGCGGCATTCACAGTGCCAGCAACATCAAGTTTGTAGGCAGCAGTCTTGCTAAAACCTATGTTGCCAAGGGCATCTGCTGTCAGTGTTTCTGCATAAGCAGGACTGGTACCATTATGAGCCACATACTTGTACAGCTTGTTGGTTGTGGGATTGTAGTATTCGTCACCAACTTTGCCACTACTGATAGCAGTTGAAGTAACTTGATGTACGCCATAGTCTCTAGTTGCCACGTTGTGTCTCCCGTTAGGCCTGTGCTTCTGTCCACGAAATACGTGCGTTAATTGAGTTGGTTGCAATAGTGGTAATGTTTGTGGCACAAATTGTAATAATATCTGGTCCGTCTGGATACAGATTAGTGGCGGTTGTTGGACAAGTGTTAGAGATACCGCCACCTAAAATACTGTTACCGATGTCTCGAACTGCTTGCAAATCTTGAGCAGTAACACCCGGAGTATTTGTGTAGAAACCAAATATATCTTCTCCGCCACTGATTGTTGCGCCACTTCCGTGATACGCTACCTGCGCTAGACTAGATCCACCAACTGCGTTGAATGTTCCTGTGCTGACACGACCATTTAAACGCAGAGAAACTAAGAATACCATATTAGTACCAGTAGTCTGACAACTCATACTACGCATTGTTAACTGCATACGGTTAATAATTTCTCTTGCTCCCAATATACCTGTTAAACCATTATCAACAGTTGGGGCAACACGAATACTAATCAAAGGCACAGTGACATCTTGTGCCACGTTGGTAATAGTCCGTGTACGTTGCATTCCAGCAACGAATATTAGTGATTTATCATCATCAAAACGTCCGTCCATGATAACAGCACTACCCCAGTGACCAATTTGGCTTGCAGCCTGTGGACTGTATAGTTCTATTAGGATAGGAGCAGTTGCTGAGTATGTAAATGCAGTGGCACTGCCGCCACCTGTTTGTGCTCGAGCGCTAATAGTTAACGAAGTAGTGGTCTTGCTTGAGTAAGTCATATACTCCATGGCCGCGCCGGTTGCAGCCGAGGCTTTAACAACCACAGTGCCGCTGGCTGGCCAACCTGTAGTATCTGCTACTGAGATTGCGCCAGTGCTAGTACTAATACCCCAAGCGGCTGTTAAAAATGTTCTATAAGGTACGGTGTTAGTTTCGTAACGAGCAACTAAGTTACCACTACGCATATATGCTTCTGGGTTAACGTTACTGTTGGTAATCCTGTGACAGTAAAATACTTCACCACGTGCATTTTTAAATCCAAAGCGGATAGCGCCTGCACCGTACCATGTAAAGTCAATATAGAACATCTGCATACGTGTTAGATCTAAGTTGAATAAACTTGCACCAGTTCCGTCACAACGATCAATGTTCCATGTGCTCTGTGCATAGCGTGTATCAATAGTTTTACTTATCGTAATTAAACTGTTGGTAACGCCCCTGTATTCTGGATAGATATACATTTGTGTGTCACTGGTAATGTTTTGCACAAAATATGTCATACCTCGGATAACAACTGAGTCGCCTGGCTTTAGTTGACTACTAAATTTAGTGCCTGTACCAGTTACACTTTGGCTGGCATTAGTAACTGAGGCCACTCCCGATAGTTGAAATGTGCTTGAGCGTCTAACAGCGTAGAATGTTTGTCCATCAAATTCAAAGAAGAATCCGTTTTGGCTGTCAAACATACCGACACGGTTGGTGCTTCCGTACCACGACCATGGACTTACAATCCAGGTACCTGTTGCCGGTGTTGCACTGGGCGCGGCCAATGCCGTATAGGTAAAGGTTGTCTGTGTTGGAGTTGAGACCACAGCAAATGTACCGTTATAGGCTGTTTCAGTACAACCTGTAACACGTACAAATGCACCTGGACCTAGACCGTGAGCATATTTTGAAGTTACGGTAACTGTGGTACTGCTTGAAGTAATGTTGTCAATTATAAGTGCCGGTTTTAATACGCTACCAGTTGAGAATTGACTGCCTTTACCAGATTGATAACGAAATTGTCGTCTTGTCTGGCGGACAACTTGATAACCATGTGCAGCAGTTTCATTACTAAATGACACACCGCCGTCAAATGGTCTGTGTTGTACGTAGCCCAAGGCACGTGGATACAATGTTGCGTTGGCGCCAGCGGCTAGTGTGGCTGTAACAGCATTGGACACAGCGGCAAATGTGAACGTACTGTTAGTAGGAGTTGTGGCCACTACCCAACTTGAGTTAATGGTGCCGGCACCTGTGGCTGCGCCGCTGGTACCTGTTGTACCTACAATGTAAAAAGCGTCACCTACACGTAGTCCGTGATCACCAGTGGTAGTCACAGTACCCACTGAGCCGCTCATTACAATACTGGTAAGAGGAATGGGTGAGCCGCTAAACCAAGCACCAACAAACACATAAGTTTTGAAGGCGTCATATAATGCTGTTGTGATCGGTGTATTGGTCACAGTAAATGTAAAGTTAGTGTTGGCGCTGACAGTTTCAACTAACCACCAGCCGTCGACGTTGGCGTTGTCTGCTGAACCTACAATGTAGATAGGTAGTCCAGCGGTAATACCAGTGGTATTACCAATGGCCACTGTGACCACTTTAAGACTTGATGTCATGTTGGTAATTTGATAGGCACTGGTGTTGGAGCCAACAAAAGTTAAATCACTTCTTGAAGTATTACTAATACCCTGAGTTGGATCGTAGGATGCACTTGGGCGATTGTTTAATAAATTAACAGTGTCCCACTTTGTGGGCTGCATACCATATTCAAAGTCAGTGTCAATCAATGACTGTGGTGTACTCACCCGCAATTTATCCACTGGATCACGCATTACTTCACTTGGGATAATTTCCTGATAAGTTTCTTCAACCATGATAGTCAACTTGTCAGTAGCCGACATCGATGTTGTATTATAGTTTAGAACTATTGTGGTTGTTTCTTGACCGGTTGTTGCATCGGCAGCGTTGACATAGCTGGTTGCTTTTAGATCTGAGTCACTAAAGTTATAAACTACCACATTGGTAGTGGTGTTGGTGATTAGCAGCAGTTGTTCTCTTCTGATGTTTTTACCCGTGATCACCACTGTGCGAGTACTTGGTGTAAATGCGTATGCTTCTAAAATTACATGCTTGGCCATTTTTATTAATCTCCTAGTGCGATTGTTGCTGGTCTAAACGGATATCTCTGTTGTTGTTTTGATGCTGCTGTCTTTCTTATTACAACGCTTACTTGACTGCCAACATCCGGTGCGTTGTATATAATTAGCCGATTTTCTCTTACCCTAAACATCTTACTGGAATAGCAGTCAAATGCCGGCATCCAAGCGCTGGGCTGTGGTAGTGTGTAAGGTGTTAGTCTCTGTCCGTTAACAGTGACTTCTAGATCTTTACTATCGATTATATAGGTTGTAGTTATAATTGTCTGCTCGGATTTAATATCAAATACAGTTCTATCACCGTCACATAAATTGCTGATGTCCGTCATCAAAGTAGAGCCAGCTGCGCCCGATATTGGTAAGTTGGCCACTATCTCAGTGGTAGTTACTTTAAAAACTGGAGTACTTCCTGAATCAGTGATACTGAAAATATCAGTTGATATGGTGTTACCCAACGTAAAAAATGTTCCAGCAGTTGGGGCTGAGTAGACTAGATCTCCAGCATTTCCGACAGATAATGTCAAGGGAGTATTATTTTGTCCCGTGAACACAATGCTAGGAACTGCGGTCTGTCCCCTATTTGGGGTAATAAGTATATTTTTATCTGAATCTGCCATGGTATAGTATTTAGTGTATTTAAGTTTTAAAACATTGGGGTATTTTGATATTCTATTGCCACGGATCCATTGTTATCTGCTAATCCTGATGAAATTATAGGAGCAGTAGATAAAGTTGTGTTTCTTTTAATTATCATATTATTAATTTGTATAGGAATCAGATATATGAATAATATTGGTTTTCCTTACACCCAGTTGACTGTCGTTACCTACATTGAATAAACCACCGTTATCATGTCCCCAGTCTGCAAACCATACATATCTATCACTGGCATCAATGGATCCAAAGATATCCATGCCAGTCTGTGTATCAACACCTGCGGTGAACGTTGTTTTTCCAGTGGTGCTGATTGGAGATCCTGTAACGTCTTTCCACGGGCGTGTGCCACCGTGATAGAATATAGTATTACTGTAGAACGATACAGAACCATCGACTGCAAATAGCTGGGTTCCCACTGCATCTTCTTCAGTTACGTTAGTCAGATTTGGTATAGCTGTATAGGTAATGGCTGTTGCTGATATTATTCCAGTGGTAAGATCTACAGTGCATAATACTGCTGTAGTAGAGCCCGATCTTCCAGCAATAAATTGATTAACCCCATCTGATATTGTATACATAGAGTTTACCGGTGTGCCAACGCTACTAACAGGTAACATAGCTGCGGGTATTGATTGAGATGTAAGATTATTAACTCTGTAAGTGCCTGCGCTTAAATTAAACCAAACACCGCTGGTTGTTTTAGGGAATGACACTATTGTTGAGCCCACTCCAACAAATGAGGATGCAGGATATAAGACTACGCTGTCTAATGGTGAATTTGTAATAACTTCAGTAGTTCCTCGGAATTTATCCCAATTGCCGGTTTGAAAGGAACTGGTGTTAGTTCTAGAAATTACACCTGCACCATCGGCATCCATGAACAACGTATCGTGGTCATCGTTTGCATAAAATAGAATACTACTAACTACGGTACTATAGGATAGTGCAAGTCCTAATGTTGAGAATGCAGACTGTGAAATTGTAGTACCACTTCTTATATATGCAACTGTGATAGTTTGATTTCCAGTAGACTTGGCGATGATGTATTTTAAGAATCCCGATGTTGGCAGGATAGAATACAGTGGCTCAGTAGTAAGCGCATCAATTGATGCAACGGCACCGCAGTTAGTAGCATCGTAGGTAGTCCCGGACAGCAATTGAATTCTAGGTAGAGCAACTACTACTGCAGAGAAAACCGTAGATATAGTAAATGTTGAATGTGGATTAGCTAGTACTGGCATGTAGTTATCCTAAAAATTCTAATAGCACAGAACCGTGCCTACTTGTAGTATTGCCGCCGGCTGTTAATGTTAACGAAGTAGCACTGGGATTTGTATACGAGCCACCGCCGCCGCCAAACCAATCTGCGTCAAACGCATGGGCACCGCCTGAGTAGCCTCCGCCACCACCTTTATCATCGTCCGAAGTAGTAGAATTAGCACCTTGGCCGCCACCGCCAAAACCACCCCAGCCTCTAGTTAATCCAAGAAACGATCCGCCTTTAGCTCCTTGTCTAAATCCTACAGGAACAGCATTTGTTGGAATTGTAGTTGTAAAGTCAGTAGTTGTTGCTAATCCAGGCCCTGATAAGTATCCCGCACCACCGGACGAGTTATTGCTGGTGACTATTGTAGGTGCTCCGTTTCCAAAGGTGCCACTGCCTTCGCTTGCGGCGGCTCCAAAAGTTGAGATTTGTCCTATTCCTGCTGAGTAGTTATCGGAAGCTGAATCTAACACTTGATAGCCAGCACCGCCAGCACCGCCAGCAACAAATAATAATGTGTCTGTTAGACCAAGAACGGCAGCATATGATCCTAATGTTACAAATGTGCCGCCACCTCCTCCTGGACAGTTTGCTATTACGTTGTCATCGTCGCCGCCGCCTTGTCCTATCACCATAGTGATTATTTGACCAATAGTAAGATTGTAGCTGCCTCGAATTAGTGCGCCAGGTGGACGTTTATATCCGTCAATAGTAGGAGCTAATGAAGACGAAACAGGTGACATGGGACTAGTTGTCCATACTCCGCCGGATGCTCCGTTTACTGTAAATCTATAAGTTCCTGTATTAGGAATTACAAAAGATTGATAGCCTGGTCCAGATATTGATAGTCCAGAAATAATATCTGGTCGTGAAGAGTATGCTGATAGAGCTTGTAATAATGTTGGACCGACAGGTCCAATAGCACCTGAGTTAGTAAATGTAAATGATAGAAATGAACTAGTTGAAAACATTGTATTAACAGAAAATGTTGAGTGTGGGTTCATTGTTACCTGATACCCTGTTTGCGGATTAATTATGAGTGGCATATTATTCGTCCAACTCTATCTCTAGTGAGCCAACGTCTTTGCGTTCGCCCCAAACTGTGTAGAAACAACTGATACTGCCGCTGAACAGGCCTTCATTGTTGATGTACACTCGATTACCTTCAATCTTTTCCACGTATAGTTTCTGATGTTTACCGATTGGCGTTAGATCAACTGTGATTGTATCTTCATTGACTAATCCTAACCAGTAATCTGGAAGTTCAATAATTTTACCAGTTACCTTACCACGTACATATACACCAAATTCAGGACCTTCTAAACTACCGTGTTTCAACAGTTTGCCGGGCTTAGTTGGGTGACTAATAATAAAGCTCTTGGTCTGTGCATTGACAGCGCCGGCAACTCCAAGTCCACCAGCAATGGTTACAGCACCAGTGGTAGTGCTTGTACTCGCTTGGTTAAAGGCAATGGCAACACGGCCGCCATTTGCACTACCAATTGTCATGGTAGCAGTGGTCAGGCTTGCGAATACGTTAACTGCACCAGTAGTAACGTCAGTGGTTAGATTAATTGTGCCGGCTGCTGTACCCGCAATTTTTAATATGTTGCCTGTGACGGCACCACCAACTTGAGCAGTAGTTGCTACACTTGCACTTGTACCTAGTTGTACAGTGCCACTTAGGCCAATGGCCACAGTGCCTGTTACACTTTGAGCAATATTAAATGTACCAGTTGTGACATCTGTTGTTATGTTGGCAGTACCTGCAGCAACGCCTGCAATCTTTAGAATATTACCTGTGACAGCCCCGCCAACTTGAGCTGTAGTTACTACGCTTGCACTGGTACCTAATTGAACCGTACCACTTAGACCAATCTTCACAGTGCCTGTTACTGATTGTGCAATATTGAATGTACCTGTGGTTACGTCTGTTGTAATACCACTGGTTGTACCTGCAGCAACGCCTGCAATCTTTAGGGTATTGCCATCAACTGCACCGCCAACTTGTGCCACTGTGGTTACACTTGCACTAGTTCCTAATTGAACTGTACCACTTGCACCAATGGCCACAGTACCAGTTACTGATTGTGCAATATTGAATGTACCTGTGGTTACGTCTGTGGTAATGCCACTGGTTGTTCCCGCTGCGGTACCGGCAATCTTTAATGTATTACCATCAATGGCACCACCAACTTGAGCAATAGTTACTACACTTGCACTAGTGCCTAATTGCACAGTGCCACTAGATCCAATTTTTACTGTTCCAGTTACTGATTGTGCAATGTTAAATGTACCTGAGGTTACATCTGTTGTAATACCGCTGGTAGTTCCCGTTGCGGTACCAGCAATTTTTAAGGTATTACCATCAACGGCACCGCCAACTTGTGCTATTGTAGTTACACTTGCACTTGTACCTAATTGCACAGTACCACTTGCACCAATGGCCACAGTACCAGTTACACTTTGAGCAATATTAAATGTACCACTGGTTACATCCGTTGTTATATTGGCAGTACCTGCTGCAACACCGGCAATCTTTAATATATTTCCTGTGATAGCACCACCTACAGTAGTTGTAGTAAGAGCACTAGTGCCAGTTCCTAAGTTAATACTTGTTGGGGTTGATACTGTTAGTGTTGCACCACCAATCGTTGTAGTTCCAAGTGCGCCACTTACTGTAGAGTTGATACTGATATTTGATGTACTTCCACTTACACCGGCAGTGCCAATGTTAATGGCTTTGGTATTTCCATTGAGTGTAGCACCTGTGGCAAAGTTATAGGTGCTTGAACCAGTGCTGGCGGTGAACATGCTAACACTCTGTGCCGCTGTTGCAGTATTGCCCACGGTAATAGTAGTTGCTGCTTCACTGTAATTAATAATGTTGGTCACACCTGCAAATACAGTGACCGTTCCGTTGGTTACATTAGTACCTAGTGTGGCTGTACCAGTGGTACCATTAGCATAAATGTTTAATATATTGTTGTTACTAGTAGATCCAATATTCACTGTGGCTGCACTGCCTGTTGCACCAATACTGGATGTGGCTGAATTTTGTAGCACGGCACTTGCGCTGAGTACATCGGTACCATTTATTTTGTATGTTTTTCCCGATGCAGCATCAATATTTTGATTACTGGTCCAAGCAGTTGTTGAGTTTACATAACTCCAAGTCTTATCTGTGGCACCTTTAACTGTAATACCGCCGCCATCTGCTGTGGCATCTGAACTGCCGCTTGAGCTAACAGTTACATTACCACTGGTACCAGTGGTATTACCAGTCATTGTTACCACTGTTAGACTGTCAACACTTTGAATAGTTGCCCCAACACCAAATGCTGGACTACCAGTTTGCGTGGTGGAGATTGTTAGTGTTTGGCCCGCTAGTAAACCTGTAGTTGTACTTGAACCAATGAATGTGACCGTTGCACTACCGTTGGTTAGAGTAACTGTTAGTCCACTGAGCCCAACAACACTGGCCAGCTCAATATTTTTATCATCAATGGTAACTGTGCTTGAGTTAATAGTTGTAACAGTTCCATTAACTGTTAGGTCCCCGCCGATGGTCACTGCACCGGCAAAAGTAATATTACCTGTGTTACTGATAGTCAACCTATCAGTCATTGTATCTGCTACTGCGCCGCTTGAACCTGCACCTGCTGTTCTTAAGATAATACTGCCTGAACCGCCGGTGCCAGTACCATTACCTGCTTCGATTACAGTGTTTGCACCAGTGATGTTTGTACCCACTGCTGCACCACCTTTGAGTGTGGCCACTCCGCCTGCACTTGAAGTAGTACCATCGCCGCCTTTAAATACGCCTTGACCACCTGCACCAGTAGTTGAGCCACCTGCACCGCCGGTGACTGTCACTATTGCACCAGCACTACTAGCACCTGTGGTGCCAGCTGTTACTGTTAGTGTTCCAGTTCCGTTAGATCTAACAGTGGTATTAGTGTTACTTGCGCCAACTTCCAGTGAGGTACCGTTGGCTTTTAATACGGTCCCACTTGATCCCGCAGTGTAGGCACGGACAACAACGTCATATGCTTCTGATGTAGCAGTTACGTTGGTTGAAACTGCTTCAATGCTGCCGCCTGCGATCGCACTGCCACTTGCATTTGGTGCGGTGAATTGGAATCCTGATCCAATGCCCGCTGCGGCTGTACCCGATGATAGGGTATGTGCAAATTTAATTGGATAAACTACTGTGTTTGTGCCAGCGTCGTTGTTGGTGAAAGCGTGGGTAGTTGTCACTGTGCCGGTACTGGCAGTATATATTACACTGTCTCCGCTGGCATCACCCAGTGTAGTATTACCATTGACTGTTAGAGCGCCCCGTACTGTGACTGTTTTTCCCACGGCACTCATTGATATATCTGCTGCTTGACCAAAATTAACCGTAGTAATGTTGGCATTGAACACACTGGCAGTACCGGTATCTGTGCTGGCAATACTTGGATTTGCTCCGTTGATATTAAATGCAGTGGCATTGGCCGCAGTGATAGTCACATTACGTAGATTCAATGTGCCAGTGGTAGCACCAATGGTCACTGATGTACCTGCACTGAATAGTTGGCCAGTTGTCACATTAGTATCAAATATACTTGCAGTACTGCCTGAACTATTGGTTGCAATAGTGGGTGCAGTGTTATTAAAGTTAATAGTTGGTGTGGCAGCAGTGAGTGTGATATTACCACCAGATGATATACTAGTATTGAATGTGGCAGCACCTTGTACAAATAATTTCTTGGCAATGCCCGCACCACCTGATACAATTAGAGAACCGTCTGTATATGCCGTTGATTCTGTGGTGTTTGATACCAATAATCGTGTGTAATTCCAACCGCCAACCTTTACAGTTGCTAAACCAGTGGCATCTTCAGCGTAGAATTCTAGTTCGCCATTGCTGGCGCCTGGCGTTGTTTCCGGAATAATGTAGGTCAATCCATCAACTGATTTAACACCGCCTAGACTGCCCCATGCTGCCCCATAGCCTTCAAATGTGCTAAGTTCACTATTGTATCTAATTTGTCCGGCTGCTGCTGTGGGTCTGGCTGCTGTATTGCCAACTGGTAATTGTATTGATTTGGTGCTGTTGAATATTGTTAGGGCATTGTTAACTGTCAATGTACCAGAAGTTGAACCAATACTAATAAGTTGACCCGTGGTAAAGATGTTTGTTGTACCAGTGGTCACATTTGATGTTAGTGTGGCAGTGCCAGTGGTGCTGTTACCGTTGATAGTTAACGTATTATCTTTACTAGATGATCCCACTGTCAGTGTAGTTGCAGCGGCTGCTGTGGCTGCAAGATTTATAGCAGTGGCCACACCAAACGCATTGACCGTTGTTGATGTTGTGTTTGCTATGTTAGCCGTGACAGCAGATGTCACTAGATCCTGTAGCGTTAATGTGGAATCAACTGTTGCCGTTCCGTATATTCTTGTTCCTGAGTTTAGTTTAGCCATTTATTATATCTACCTTAATATTTAAACAAAAGCAACTGGAAATGTAGGACTACTTCCTCCACCAGCGTTATAAAATATTTTTACTGCGCCCTGTGCTCCTGCGCCACCTGTACCTGTTGCATTGTCTTCACCACCACCACCACCACCACCATATAGGCCACCGTTGCCAGTGCTACTACCTTGAGTGCCATTATTACCGTTAGAACCACCGCCACCCGCAGCACCATCAGAGCTGGAGAACAGGGATACTCCACTTATATTAACTCCATCAAGTCCAACGCCACCACCACCACCACCTCTGGTATTTGATCCAGTACCGCCAGCGCCACCGCCGCCAGCGCCAGCGCTACCTGCAAATTGGCTGGCGGCACCCACACTACCTGCGCCGCCAGCACCTGAATATCCGCCGCTACCGCCTCCACCCGCACCGCCCCAAGAAGTACCAGCAGCTCCAGCACCACCAGTACCACCTGAGCCAGTTACTACTGTTCCACCAGCACCACCATTATTATTTCCATTAATTGCAAAACAATTACCTCTTGTTCCACCATTTGCTTGTAATAAAATTGTAGCAGATCTTGCAATACTAGAAAGTCCACCAGAAGTTCCAACATTTAATCCTGCTCCACCAGCACCACTTGTTCCTACCACTATGGTTAATGTTTCTCCAGGTGTTACTGCTATACTATTGACATACGCTAAAGCACCACCACCACCACCACCGCCACCATTAGTAGTGTCTGTTCCACCACCACCACCACCACCACCGCCTACGGCAACAGCAGAGATACTGGTTACACCAGCAGGTACAACAAACAGATCATCTGTTGTAAACGTGTTACTAAGTATAAGATACTCTTCAAATTCACCATTGACCAATAAAGTTCCTGAACTCTGTTGTCTTTGAACCACTGGCATTTGAGTTGCTGTTATAGATGCTAATTCATATCTACTTTGTAATGCATTATAATTTTGTACAATTTCAGCTGTGGATAGAGCACGGTCGTATACCATAACTTGGCTAATCCTTGCGGTAGCAAATTCACTGGCAATAGGATCTCCTCCTACATAAAATGGCATGGTGCTAGGCGAAAAATCTGGTTGGTCAGCATCTCGTAATCCTACTTGTATACCATTTACATACATCTTCATATTAGCTGTTCCACTTTGTGTGCCATCATAAGTTACACATATATTTTGCCAGACATTCAGAGTAAACAGATAAAATATTTCAGCTGGATACATCTCAAATTTCTGGGTGGTTAATTTGTAGAATTGTAAAGGGGTGGTTCCTCTATAGCCCATGAGAACATATCCATCTTGATTAGCAACAGGATATACCCATATGTTCCATGTGAAGGCTGTAGAAGCCGATTGTACTGGTGTTTGATAGGTAAAACTAGTTCTTTGTGATCCACCACTTCCAAAACTAAAATATCCACCGTTGTCAGTAGAATATGTTGGACTATTTACTATGGTGCCGTTGTTACCATTACCGCTCAAATCAGTCCAAGTTGAACCAGAGCCCGAATAACTTGTTGTTTGAGCAGCATCGAGCCAAAGTTTTAAACTACTATCTACAACTGGTGCTCCTGTGAATTCATCAAACTCGCTGGCAAACACCGTGTTTGATGTTGTGCGAAACTTTAACGGTGCTATAGAAGTAACTTCGTCAAACTCACCGTTGACCATCAATGTCCCTGTGCTAAGGAGTCTAGTAGCTACTGGCATTATCCGAACACCGTATCTAAACTATTGGCCACACTGTTGTAGACCTGATAAACCGCACTAACATTGCTGGCATTTACAAATCCAACTCTACTGGCTGAACCAACATAAACATTACCAGTAACTCCAACACCACCTGCCACAGTTAGCGCACCTGTGGTTGATGTTGTACTTGCTGTGTTGAATGCTATGGCAACTTTTCCTGCGGCAGTGCTACCCACGTTGATAGTACCGGTGGTAGTACCAGTATAGAGATTAACAATGCCAGTGGTCACAGGTGATGTTAAGTTAACAGTACCAGAAGTAGTACCGTTTATTCTAAATGTGTTACCAGTAATTGCAGGACCAACTAATGTTGTATTAGCACTGGCAGCAGTTGTAGAAATATTAGTAGTTGTGGCAGCACCAAACAAATTGCCGGTTGTTGCCGTGGTATTGAATACGTTCTGTGTTGTTTGACTACCAACTATGGTGCCGTGATTCAATGTAAATGTATTGGCACCACTGGCACCTACTGTGATTGCTGTGGCAGCACCAAAGGCATTGACTGCGGTTGCTATAGTGTTGAACACATTGGCTGTGGTCATTGCTGTGGTCAAATCTAGTGTGGTAGCTGCTGCGCTTTGTGTCACGGTCATTCTAGTGACAGCTGTCTGAGTAGTATCACCGGTAGTACTCGTAGTGCCTGTTTGGAAGTTGATCACAGCGCCTGTGGCACTGCCAGTTGATAATCCTGGACGAATTGTTAAAGCTGCTCCTGCAACATCAGTACCTACAGCATTTTCACCCTTGAGTGTTGCTGCCACAGGACTAGCACTGGCTTCTGAACTGCCCAATGTCACAGTTCTATTCTTCAACAGCAAATTGTTAATTCTTACTATAGTGCCTACTCGAGCAACATTTGTCTGTGTAATAGCACTGGTAATTTTAACGTTGAATGTTGTTGATGTTGCACCTGCACTGGTCACTGGCCAAGTACCATCTAAATTAGTCACTGTTGAGCTAGCAATGGTAATTTGATCACCTGTGCTAATACCTAAACTGGTATTGGTATTGGTAAAAATTATAGCTGTGCCACTGGTAATTGTGCCAGTTAAGGCTGCACTTAGATATATGCGGGTAGCGTCAACGCCAACAACTGTAGTGCCTGCAGGTACGCTGGCGGCACTTTGTACCAACATGCCTGCTCTAACACCTGTGGTGCTGACAAATATCAGTGCTGTATCACCGTTGCTTGCTGTAGTTCCAAGAGCAATACCAGTAGCACCGATGTAAACACTGCCTGTTCCCCCGGTACTGCCAACATTAGTTCCGTTATTTGTGTAGGCAAATGTTGTTAATCCAGTGACAACAACACTAGTTGCTATTGAGGTAAAACTAGTATCGCTGGTGCATACCACTGTGACTACATCTCCACTGAATAGTCCGTGGTTACTACTGGTAGCAATGGAGGCACTATTAGTTGCTCTGGCTATGAGGCTAATTGATGCTGTTAATCCAACGTTGACTGTGACAGTAGTGCTTGAAGATCCAGCAGTTGTATAACTTTTCACACTATTCGACAATGATTGACTGGCTGTGCTTGAACCAATATAAACATTGTTTGCGGCACCGGCAAGATTTAATGCTGTTGAGTTAGTGTTGAATACCTTAGTTGCGCCAGTACTCGATGTGGTAACGTCTGCTCCAGAAACGCTGACATTTTTAGCGATTGTTAACGCTGGACTCCATTGTGGCGCACTACCAGTGCTGGTCATTACAGTGTCTGCAACACCAATAGCCAAGGTGTTTATTGTAGTAGAACCGCTGGCATATAATGTATCACCAACAGCGTATGAAGTTAAGTTTGTACCACCTTTGTTCACTGGCACTGCGCTGGTTAAGTTGCTAGGATTTAAAAAGTAACTTGAATCGTAGGTATCTAGTGTGCCCGCGTCAATGACTCCAGCTTTGATCAACACTTGGCCAGCAGTTAAACTATCGCCAGTACCAACTGAAAACTGTGTGGTATTGAAACTGGCCACACCTGTAGTTGAATAGCCGCCGCTACCTCCAGTTTTATCTGCTTTGACTACGTCAAATGTCAGTGCACCTGTATAAGGGCCAACACCTGTACCAGTTAAGGTCAATGCAGAACTTGCTGCCAGCACGGCTGTTTGTACCACAGGACTCCAAGTCGAATCACCTCTTAAAAATGTACTACTACTTGCACTGCCAGAGGCCAGTCTCGATGTACTAATAATACCTGAGATGATACTGCTTGCGTCAATGGTGCTGGTTGTTAGACTATTCCAATTGTCGCTAAAAGTACTACTGGTATTAACTGTTGCAGTTACTTTAATGTTATTTTTTGTAATAGTGAAAGTGCCAGAACCGGTGGCTGTAATATTAAGAGCATTAATAGTAACACCACTAACACTGTCCAATGCATCACTGCGTAGTTCGTGGATACTAAAACTGTTAGTTGTCACAGAACCAACAAAGTAATGATCACCTGACGTAATCTGTACGCTACTTATGTAAGGTAAATCACTGCCGTTAATACGGAAAGCATCGCCTGTATTAAATCCATGAGCTGGTATAGTTACTGTATTATTAATAATGTCTATTGTTTTTCTAGTGAATGTATGTCCAGCGCCTGTTGATGTAGCTAATACAATAATGGTTGATACGCCATAATTTGTATAAAGTTCTATAGTACTTGGATCAATAGTCTTGGCAAAATATATGGCGCCGCTGGTTAAGCCGCCAATCGCTGGATCAACGCCTGGATTGTAGAGTACTGGGTCGCCTGTGCTAAATCCGTGTGGCGCCAATGTTGTAATTCTGTTTAGAACAGTGTTGACACCGCCACCTGCACCGGTTGATTGGGCATCAAATGTGGCCACTACAGTTGTTGTTGCATCAGCAGTATCTGTTAAACTGGCGTTTTCTTCTACAAAGTCAGGTGCTCCCGGTGTGGCAATAAATGTTTGGCCGCCAAATAATTTTACATAGGCACGTTTTTCTATGGCTGTGGTTGTTATTTTAAATCCAGAACCAGCACCGCCTAGATATGCATTGCTGGTAGTTAGCGTACTGCCCACAGCATAGTTGGCTCCGCCAAATACTAGATCAACATCAGTAACAGCTCCTGCTCCAGATACTGTGATAGCTGCAAGAGCACACTCTCCAACTCCGCTGGCCACTGTGCCTTGTACACTGGCAGTGGCAGTATTAGTGAATGTTCCAGTTATGGTAAATGATCCGCTGGCGCCTGTAGTCACAGTCCATGTACCGTTGTACTGTTCTGCACTGCCACTAGAAGCTGTAGTGCCAGCAATGACCACTTGAGAACCTGTGACAAAAGTGTTTATAACCGTGGTGCCGTGTGTGATAGTGGCCACTGTGGCTGTACTACTAATACTAGTTGTTGCCACAGTTTGATTGGTCAACGGCACCCTAGAATATATACCGGCTACATAACTACTTCCTCCGGTTAGTCCTGATAAGTTGTTAACTGAAGTTAGCACACCTGAACGTAATTCTGTAAATTCACCTTGGCTTGAAGAGTCAGCTGCTGTTAGCACTGATCGAACTGTGCCCGTTTCACTAACAGGTGTAACAAATGTCAGTGCAGCGGTACTAGTACCAGTTACAGTTGCCGACGTTGGCCAAGCTATGGTAAATGTTCTTGGGTTAACTGCCATGTTGACCACAGTGACTTTGGCGCCGTAGGGCAATGTAGCACCAAACGCATAATCTCCTAAGGTAATGGTGCCGGTTAGACTACCAGTTGCCACACTACCTGTGGTACTTGTCCCAGTAACAGCAACCAGAGTTGCTGTTGAAGTTGTTGTTGCAGTGGCAGCAGTGTCGGTGCCGCTGTTACTATAACTAAAATCAGTTGAAGAAATCACAGTGACATAGCCAGTGCCATCAAAGTTATCTGTCGTCGCATTAACTTTAACTTCGTTGCCTGTGCTAAAGTTATGTGCTAGGCTAGTTGTAATGTATCCTACATTGCTATATCTAAGTGCTGCGCTGATGCTGCCATTGGTAAATGTTGGTGTAGCCGAGTTTTCTAATACTAGATATTGTGAATACGTTCCAACATTTAAGAAATAATTCAAACTTGATGTGCTTGCTGCGCTGGCAATACTCACGGTCACTGCGGTATTAGTATCACTTGGTGTTCTGTCTGTACCAATAATTAAAGTGCTAGCACCTGTGACAAATGGTGTATTAAAGTTAGAGAACACACTGCCAACGATGATAGAAGTGGCAGCAGTATAAGAACCTTTTAATCGGCCACTGGCGCCACCATAATAAATTGTACCTTGTACACTGGCAGTTCCAGGATTAATATTAGTGAATACTGTAAATGATCCTGCGATAGCTCGGTTGATCAGCCACACACCATTATAGGCTGTGGGGGTGACTCCTTCAATTAGAACATAGGTGCTATTGGCCAGCGTACCAGCATGGGTCACTGTAAATGAATTTATAGTAGATGTAATTGATGTTGTGGCTGTATTAGCAGTAGTTTGTATCACTGCCGTGCCAACTTCAGCAGTTATTGGATTGTCAATGGTTAATTCTTGTTGATAAAATGCCTCAACTGCAATATCTCCGCTTAACACATCACCTGCAGGTATATTATCTGAGTGGTCTAATCTACTGTTAATACCTGCTGAACTAAAGCTGCTAAAACTTCTTGATGTAGGAATTAAGTCGCTGTTGATCTGTCCGTTAGAGTTTAACTGCACCAGTGATCCCGGAACAGCATTTGTACTCACGTTTTTGTCAATGACGTTGCCAAGGTGAATTTGATTATAACTGTATACAGCCAACTGAGTGCTAATTCTACTGTCTTTTGGACCACCTGTTTCGTTTAGTCCTAGTTCAGGATCAATACTGATACTTTCAACAGTGACACCACCAACCCCTAGCTTTAGAACGTCCAGTGTGTCAACTGTGATCTTGTTTGTGAAAGTGACGTTACCTGTTCTGTTAAAGGCCGTGATAAAATTACCAACTTTAAAGTCACCAAGTTCATTAGTACCAGATGTATAAACTTTGCCAGTGCCCTGACTTACTTGTTCATAAGCTGGAATACCTTTGCCGCCGTTCTGTGGTAGAGCATTATAGTCTGTTCCCGATCCTGCATATTCCCAAGTGTGTGCAGATGAGTTAGTAATACTAGGTCTATGGAACCATATCTGTTTACCGGGTAGTGTTGCTATACTGGTAAATGCACCGCCTACGATTGTAGGTTGGATTTCAAAGTCAGCACCATATAAATCAGTCCTTGATACCACACTGGTTGTCATAAAATAACTGGCAGCTACTCCGGCTACAGTGGTAATTTGACTTGATGTAGTAAAATTATTTCTAGTTTCTGTTAGACCAATAGTTACTGGATTTAGACAGACTACCAGTTGCCTAGTGCCGGCGTCATAACTGTATACAAAGGCGTTATTAGGAAATGCTCCTGTGGTGCCTTCAATTGTATCACCTATGGTAAATGAATATCCCGATGGACT